TCGTGTTTATGCAAAGCAGACGGAAACAGTTGTTGAAGCAGCTTTGGAAGCTGGCATTACAACCACCCAAGCCGCATTTGATCACACAAACCCTGAAGCATGGGCGGACTTCGTCTATGACTGTTCAGCAACAATCTTGAACGCTTCAAGTCACTTGCCGACTCATATGTTCGTAAGTCCTTCGTATTGGTCAGCTCTTGGAAAATTGACAGATGACGCCGGGCGTCCGCTCTTCTACGCTGATCGAGCACTCAACCCAATGAACGCTTACGGCCAGCTGTCTCCGGGAAGCCTCTTCGGAACCGCTTTCGGCTTGTCTGTTGTTGTCACCCCATACAACTCCGACTTCTTGGGAATTGGTAACGCTGACGGCTTTGAAATTTTTGAAGACCTTCGTGGAAGTCTCCAAGTGACAGTTCCGAATCAGCTTTCTCGCACGATCGCTTGGTATGGCTACCTAGCGACCCTGATGATTGACCCTGCCAAGTTCGTCAAAATCGCCTAAGACGCCGTTGACTAGTCGGGGAGAGTGATGACAGCACCAACATTTCCAATATCGCTCACTAAAGAGCTGACGAATGTTGTCGCTACTTCAGGCACATGGACAGTCACTCTCTCCGACATTGACGGAATCATTCCCGGAATGAGGTTCACAATTGGCGGCTTCACTACCGCTAGTTGGAATACAACCGACACCGTTGACGCGATCAACGCCACGAACAAGACCGTCACTTACAGCAACGGAAACGCCACAATCACTTCTCAAGAAGCTTGGGCATTGTTTGAGCTCGCTTGTACTTGGATATCACTAGAAGACTTGGAAGCCGCTCTCGGCTACGAGTTTGACGCCGGCGATACAGCTTGGGCTGAAGCTCAAGTTTCAGCGGCCAACAATTGGGCGTACAGAATGAGGCAATCTTCAGGCTATGAAGACCACCCCAATTTCTCGCCTAATCCGGCAGCGAAGCAAGGCGTCATTCTTTACGCTTCTCAGCTTGTGAAGCAACGTGGAGCGGTTGACGGATACGCCAGCTTTGAAGCTCAAGGCTTTGGCGTTGCTCCGGGTCAGTCTTACGCTCAAATTCTTCAGCTTCTTGGTTGTAAGAAGCCTCAGGTTGGCTGATGGCTACCGGCTTTCTTCAAGACGCTATTGACAAATGCTCTACGGCTTTGACAACGGCCGGAATCACTTGGGCATATGACCCGGGTCAGGCTCGCCCAAAATGCGTGATGATCGAGCTACCCGACTTCACCGTTTTTGCTCGTGATGTTGCCGACATTCGTATTCGTCTTCGTGTGTGTGGAGCTCCCCCGGGCAACAAAGCAAATAACGATTACATACTTTCAACGGTTGAAGAAATTTTGGATTCTCCAATCGTCATAGAAAGCGGAGCTCCGAGCACCGCTGAATATGGAAACCAACAGCTTCCGACCTATGACCTAATAGCTCGGATAGGAACAAACAGATAGGACACTTATGGCAACTTCCACATTTCTCAGTAATGCGACTTGTAATATCACTCAAGGCGGAACGACTTGGGATATTTCAGACCAGCTCTCTAGCTTGACCCTCACAGTAGGCAACGAGCCTCTTGAAACAACAGCTTTTTCAAGTTCAGGCGCTCCAACCGGCCGCTCATATGTTGCCGGCCTTCAATCCGTTGAAGTGTCGCTAACTATGTACCTTTCCTACGGAGCAACGGCTACGCCCGATACCGAAGTGGAAACGGTTCTCGCTGCTTGTGTAGGCAAGTCTTCAACGCTCGTTATCTCGCCAAGCGGAACAACCGAGTCCGCTTCCAATCCCGAGTACACAATTACCGGCGCTTACCTTGAGAGCTTTACGCCAATCAACTCAGCTATTGGCGAGCTCGCTACGGTTGAAGTGACATTCACCGGCGGCACGTTCGCCCGAGACATTACCTGAGACCAATAAGGGGACACTATGAAACTCAAGCTAGAAGTCACACAGACAGACGGAAACAAGTTTGAAGTCACTACGAATCTTTTCGTAATTGTGGCATGGGAGCGAAAGTTCAAGCGTAAAAGCGCCGAGCTTGGCGCTGGCCAAATAGGTCACGAAGACTTGCTCTTTATGGCTTACGAAGCGGCCAAGTGTTCAAATATCCCCGTCCCCATGAGCTTTGACGAGTTCATTCGTAGGACGGACGATATTGATGTGATCGCGGAACCGGTAAACCCTACGGAGCTGGCCACTATGGAAGGCAACTAGCCGAGGTTCTTGTAGAAACCGGGTATTGGCCAGCACAAATGCCATTTGATATGGAAGAACTAATGACCGTTGTATCGGTCATAAACAAGCAGAGAAAGGAGCAAAGAAAACATGGGAGCCACCGCTGAAATCCAAGTTTTCGGAGTCCGTGACGCTCTGAAAGAGCTCGGTCAAATGGACAAGACACTTCGCTTCAAAGCTGTTTCAAAAATAAAAGGCGCTTCTTCTCAAATGGTGGCCGTGGCTCGATCACAGTATCCGGACAATTCCACGCTCCAAGATTCTCTAGAGGGTTGGTCAACCAAAGGCCGCTTGGGTTATGACAAGAAAAAAGTTGATAGCGGAGTCGTTGTTCAAGTTGGCGGCCGTTCTTACGGCAACGCTTACGCCATTGTCACGATTATTCAAAAGAACGCCGGTGGAGCTTTGTTTGATATTGCCGGGCTTCGTAACGGTTCGGAAGGCGTGGGCGGTACTGACCGGCTCGGCCGAGACCGTAAAGACAGCCAAAGCGAAGCTTTCATTCGGAATTTGAATAGCACATTTGGGAAAGCCCAACGAGGTATGTGGCGGAAGATTGGCATAATCCGAGCCATGGCAGACAAAGAACTTATGACGGCTCTTGAAGAAGTCGCCGCTCAAGTCAACAGAAAGCTCGTGGCGTAATGGCTATTTACATTCCAATTGTTTCGGAGTTCAAGTCTGACGGTATTGACAAGGCCAAGAAAGAATTCAAGTCTCTAGAAGGCGTTGGAGCTAAGGCGAGCTATGCGATCAAAAAGGCGGCTATTCCGGCCGCTGCTGCTGTCGCTGGCTTGGCTGCTGTTGGTATGGACGCTGTCAAGAGCGCTGTTGAAGACGCCGCCGCCCAATCCGAGCTTGCTCGCACGTTACGCCAAACAACAAACGCCACGGACGCTTCTATTGCTGCTACGGAAGATTGGATAACGGCACAAGGCAAGGCTCTTGGAGTTGCTGATGATGACCTTCGTCCGGCGCTGGCCAAGTTGACTAGGCAGACCGGTTCAGTTGAGAAAGCTCAAAAGGCTCTTTCTCTTGGTATGGACATAGCAGCGGCGACCGGTAAGCCGCTGGCCGCCGTCACCACGAGCATTGAAAAAGCCCTAGGGGGACAGACAAACGCTCTCGCCAAACTTGACCCAAGCCTCAAGGGACTAATCAAAGAAGGCATGAGCGCCGAAGAAGCTATGGCGGCTTTGAATGATCGATTCGGTGGAGCTGCTGCTCAAGCTGCCGATACAACCGCCGGCAAATTCAAACGAGCTTCGCTGGCGTTTAGCGAAACGAAAGAGTCCATTGGAGCGGCTCTTATTCCGGTGCTTGAAAAAATGCTTCCGTATCTGACCAAGTTCGCTACTTGGGCTTCAGAGAATCCAACTCTCATAGCCGTAGTAGCTGGCGCTTTTGGAATTCTTGCTCTTTCTATCTTGGCTGTCAATGCTGCCATGGCCTTGAACCCGGTGACTTTGATTGTTGCCGGAATCGTTGCTTTGATTGCTGTCCTTGTTTTGGCCTACAAGAAATTTGAAGGCTTCAAGAAAGTCGTTGACGGAGTCTTTAGCGGAATCAAGTGGTGGATTAGTAACGTGACTATTCCACTTTTTGAGTCAATGCTTTCCGTAGTGAAAGGCATTTTCAACGGCTTCGCCAAGCTTTGGAATAACACGATTGGCAAAATAAGCGTAAAGATTCCGGACATTCCCGGCCTTCCCGGACGAGGAAAAGAATTCGGCGTTCCTAATATCCCTATGCTCGCTGACGGC